TCCTCTCCAAGCATATAGGAGGACAAAGTATCTTTATGTACTCCAAGCCAAAGAGCTAAGCCCACCATAGAGGGATATTCTTGCCTGATTTTTATATCTCCGTTCTTTAGCTCATAAACTTTCTTTGACTCTTCACAATGCCGAAAGTATGCGTCTACTCTCTCTTGCAGCTCTACCGGATCACTGAAGCAAGTAGGCTTTGTGTTCATGACTTCTTTCCTCCTCTCCTGGCAAAATAAAATAGGGCCCTTTATGGCCCTGTTTGCTATGCCCTTTTGTGGCCCCATCTGCCACGGGCTGATTATACCTTACCACGTCAATAACGCCCTGTCAATTTTTGCAGCACTATTACCAAACTGTGAACGGGTGCAAGCCGCAGCGGGGATCCAGGAAAAAATTTTTGCACAAATTTTTCCAGACTTCATCTATGTTTTTTGACGATCAGCGGCGACTGCTCAAAACTTTTTTCAAAAAAGGGGTTGACAATGGGGCTGCCCCATGCTATTCTGTCAGCGTCGGAAGGGCAACAGCCCAAGCGACAGAGGCGGAAGGGGTGAGAAAGGAGGCGCCCGTGCAACACGAAAGCCAAGCGGAAAGCGATAAAGTGATAGTGAAAATAAAAACTACCTTCACAGTAGAAACGACGATCACCATCACCGAAGCAAATAAAAAAGCCGCTTGCAAATGTTGCAGCAAATGCAAGCGGTAAAGCTTCGGTAAGGAGCTGAAAGCCAACCACCCCTTCCGCACTTATAATACCAAACAGGAGGTGAAAAGTCAAGTGCCAGAGAGTAAAGCCCACTACGAATGGACGAAGAAAAACACAACCAGATTCACGGTCAAACTAAACCACAACACGGACGCAGACATCCTGGAACACCTGGACCAGCAGGAGAACAAGCAAAGATATATCAAGGCCCTGATCCGAAAGGACATAAGCGGCAAAGACTGAGACAAAAAAAGACGGTCAAGAGGTACCAGCTCCCAACCGTCAAGCAGCCACCCCAAGAACCCTAACGAACTCGGAACGGTGCTATATTATAATAGCAAATTCCAGCCGTTCCGTCAAGAAAGGAACGACAATGTCTTACACCATTACCGCAAACCCCACTTTTAACAGCATCGAAATCACCTTTGACAGCAAACCCTCCGACGCGATCCGCGAAGCCTTGAAGGCTCTCCGCTTCCGCTGGCACAAGCAGAAGGGACTCTGGTACGGCTACACCACCGAAGACGAAGCCCGCGCCGCCATCGACGGGGCAGGCGCAGCTCCCACCACCGAAGCCAAGCCCGAGAAGGCCAAGGCCACGGCAGCCGCAGCCGTCAACAAGTTCGGCGTGAAGGTCGGCGACTTCTTCTCCGCCTCTTGGGGCTACGAACAGACCAATGCAGACTTCTTCCAGGTCGTCGCCTTGGTCGGCAGCTCCTCCGTCAGGGTGCGCGAGGTCAACCCCCCGATCATCGAAGACAAGGCCACCGGCCCTATGTCCTGCGACAGGGTCTACGACATTCGAAACACCGGCGAGCTCCTGCCTCCCTCTCCCTCCTCCGTCTTCATCAAGGACCAGGAGCACGGCGATCTTAAACGGCTCAAGTCCTACCAGGCAGACGGCAGCCGTCCGCAGTTCTTCCTTGCCAGCTTCACCGATGCCCACTACTGCGTGGGTGACACTCAGAAGATGTATGAAAGTTGGTACCATTGAGCGGAGGACGAGCACATGAGAAAGCACATGCAGGAAGTCCTCGAGGTCATTTACCTTCTGTTTGTTTCCCTGGTAACTGTGGAATACTAAGACACATCACCCGCCACGGAGGTCACGATGGCAGAAAGGAAATCACATGAACAGGCAGAAAGAAAACGCCGTAAATGAGTTCATTCAGATGATCCGCAAAAGCTGGACGTATGACCGACTCACGGACAAGGAACGTAGCAGGCTTATGGACGCTTTCGTGTTCGCCGCTAATTCGGCGATCAAAGGCACGTTTGAACAGCGTTGGGCAGTCCTGCACGTCGTTTACAATTCGTTCCTGATGGGCGTTGGGTACAACGGTCCAGGCTGGCGGGAGCCTTACCCAGAAGAAGTCACAGCGTTTTAATCGAATACCGTGCACCCTTGGGGAGTCTCTCGTGGTGGTGAGGCTCCCCGATTTTTTATGCCTCTGCCTCTGGCGGGGCCGCGTCGAACTTAGCCATTCGTTCCGCCAAAACCTTCGCTGTATGAATGACTAAGCTAACATTCCGCGCCTTGTCCACTTCGATATGGTCCAGGAACGCCTTCCAGAACACGTTCTTTTTCTCCGGCGTGAGCTTGTCGTACATCTCGCGGAAGTTGGTCCGGATCTCCGGCAGCTCCGGCATTGGCTCCAGGTCGGCAAGCCTCCGGTCAAGGTCGGCCCTGCGCCGGTCGTACTCTGGCCGGTCGATCATCCCGTCCGTGTACAGGTCAACGAGCCTGCGCTGCTTCTCCTGGAGCTTCCTGCGCTCCTGCGCTGCTGCCTTGATATCCCGCTGCCGCTGCTTCACGATGACTCGATAGCGGGACAGCTCAGGCTCGATCATGGCGAGCACCTTCTGTTCCAGCTCCCGCTGCGTGATGGTCACGTGGCAGTTTGACCGGCACTGGTACATGTGGTACTTGTCGTCAGAGCATAACGCCCTCATCGTTGTGCCGCACAGCTCACACTTCACCAGCCCAGAAAAGATATACTCTCCCCTGTGCTTGTTCGCCGTGTACGTGCGCTTCGGAAGCTGGAGCATGTCGAATATCTCCGGCTCAATGAGCGGATCGCAGAAGTTTGGGATGCCCCGAAACTCGCCCTTATAGATGGGATTCCTGAGCGTCCTGCTGACGGTCGTCTCGCTCCAGGTGATGCCGTGCTTCTCCTGCACCCGCTCAATGCACCGTTGCAGGTTGTAGGTGGCCCTGAACGTGCTGAAGAGCGTCTGGATGATTGGTGCAGTGGTCTGGTCCACCACGAGATAGTTCCCGTCGTCCCGCTTCTCCGTCCGGTAGCCCGTTGGAGCGCAGTGCGCGGGAAACGGGTAGTGGCCCCGCTTGATCTCCGCGTCCTGCACGAACCGGATCCGCTGCCCCGTCTGCTCAGCTTCGAGCTGGGCAGTGCCCAACATGACCGAAACCTGGAAGCGTCCCGTGGGTGTGAGCGTCTCCAGGTATGGCTGCTCAACGGCGATCCATCCAACCTTCGCCCCGTCGAGGATTTCCTGGACCTTGTAGTAGGCCGCCGCGTTCCGGCTCCACCTTGTGATGTCCTTGAAGAGCACCACCTGGAACCGGCCCGCCTTCGCGTCAGCGAGCAGGCGCAGGAGCTCCGTCCGTTTCTCCAGAGACTTGGAGGCGGACTTGCCCTGGTCAGCGTACAAGTCGTACACGGTCATGTTGTGCTCATCCGCGTACCCACGCAGGAGCTCCTCCTGTGCGGCGAGCGAGTAGCCGTGGAGCGTCTGCTCCGCTGTGCTCACGCGGATGTAAAGTGCTGCTTTCTGTCCCATAATAGGCCTTAAATTCCTCCGAAAGATGTGTTATGCTTTCATCACAAAGTTGACGTAGCTCCTGATGAGGTCGAACTGTTCCGGTGTTGAAAGAATTATTTTCCCGATGATGTCCTTCTTGTCTTCTGACACTGGAACGCTGATGTCTTCCGGATCCCAGCGGATGACTGTCTCCTCGCACCAGTTAAGAACCTCGTCAATAGAAACGCCCATCCCCGCCGCCAGCTTTTTGAGTGTGTTTATCTTGGGCTCGAACGGGGTCCCGTCTGCCTTCATGCCGTTCTCCAGGCGAAAAATCTGGACGTGCGAAAGCCCGCATATTTCGGCAAATTCTCTGAGACTGTATTTGTGTAACCTGCGGTATTCTTTTACGGCTTCTGCAAGATTCATATAATACTCACCTCAGACGCATTGTAACAAATTATTAACGGAATGTAAATAGTGAAAACCAATTTCCTGTTGGGGGTTTACAAATCTGAATCAATGCTGTACACTGTTACATGTAGGAAACGGAAAGGAGGTAGCACAAAGATGACAAAACTTGAGGAGCTGCGACGCAAGGCCGGAATGACTCAGGAGGATCTCGCAGAGAAAAGTGGCGTTTCTCGCCCAGTTATCGCGAAAATTGAGAGTGGCAGCATCGACAGAGTGCTTGGACGAAGCATTATCATGCTCGCCCGTGCTCTTGGTGTGAGCGCAGGGGAACTTTTTTGATGCTCAAAATGTTACATTCATGTAACCAACCGGAGGAAGAAAATGATACTGAAAGAAGAGCGAGAAACCATCCTGAACTACGACCCAATGACGCAGACGTGGTACGCATGGACGAACATCCCCGCCCACATTCGCCGGTTTGAGCGGCTCGGATGGGAGTGCACCAAGAGCTTCCGCGACGGAGGCGTCGAAGTGGCGAAGAACTTCATGGCCCCGAAGAACGCCATGACGTTCCGGAACCTGTACAAGATACGTTCCCCTAAAAACCATGCAGAGGAGGCCGTTTTTGAGGAGGAACAGGATGAGGATGAGTAAAGACACCAGCGCAGATAGAATCCCCGTCAAACTGGTCAGTATTGGGTGTTTAAACATGTTAGAACACAAGTCTAAAGAGGAGCTCCTGCTGAACACGCTCGTGCAACTGGTCTACGGGGAATGGAACACGACAACTATTGAGGAGGCAAACAATGTTGACGATCACTGAACTTGAGGCCCGAGAGTTGGCCCTGACCATCAAGGGCGCCATCGTCCTGCTGGCCGTGCTGGGCATCTGCGCTGCGATCCTGTTAGCGCTTGCCCTTCACAGATACAGCAAGGACCAGGACCAGGAGCACGAGGAGCGCATGGCGTCGATCAGGGCCAGCCTTGACATGGGCCAGACGGCATGGGCCCACACGGACGTACACAAGAGCCAGCTCCTGAGAGAGCAGGCCGCATACATAAAGCGGCTGGAGGCGTGGAAGGCTCACACGGAGGCGAACATGCGGAAGCTGGGGCATCCGGAGGTGTGCGAGCATGACGTATAAGTGCGCGGACTGCGGTTGGATATTCGACGAGCCCTACGAGTACGAGGAGAGGGACACCGGCTACGTTGCGACGTGGTGCCCGTACTGTCACTCGGACGACATCGTTGAGGTCAAGGAGTGCAAGCTCTGTGGGGAGCTCACCCCAGTCCACCTGCTGACGGACGGCTACTGCGACGGTTGCGTGAAGCACGCCGCCAGAAAGTTTGACATGCTCCTGTCGAGCAAATTCGAGCCCGAGGAGCTGGAGATTTTTGCAAAACAATTCGGCATTGAGCCGATCAACTACTGAGAAAGAGGAGGAAAAACCATGAAAGGATCTATGACCATCAACGCAGGAGACGACTTCATCTGCGTGGAGGCGTCGCTCACATTCACGAACGACTGGAAGGACCAGCACGACATCGGGGCCATCATCGACTCGCTCCTGAGCTACGAGCCGAAGAAGCCGGAGAACATCAAGACCGAAGCAAAGGAGGAAGAAGCATGAGCCGCTTAATCGCCATAATGGGAGAGTCCGGTGCAGGCAAAACGACCGCCATGAGGACGTTGCCGCCGGAACAGACCTACTACATCGACGCAGACCTAAAGGGCCTGAGCTGGCGTGGCTGGAAGAAACGGTACAACGCCGAGAACAAGAACTACGCTGCCATCAACGACCCGATCAGGGTGCAGGTGCTCATGCGTAGGCTCTCTGACGAGCGTCCGAACATCAAGTACATCGTGGTGGACACTCTGAACGGCATCATGGTCGCAGACGAAATGCGGCGCATGAGCGAGAAGGGCTACGACAAGTGGGCCGACCTGGCGGCGTGCGTCTGGACCATCATCGACGACGCCCTGACCTTCCGCGACGACCTCACCGTTATTTTCCTGTGCCACTCTCAGACGGACAGAGACGACTCCGGCTATATGTTCACCCGCATCAAGACGAGCGGTAGGAAACTGGACAAAATCGTGTTGGAATCGAAATTCACCACGGTCCTCTTGTGCAAATGCGTGGACGGGCGTCACGTCTTTGAAGTGCACGCAGACCATTCGACAGCGAAGACCCCCTTCGGAGCGTTCGAGCCCACGGAGAAAGAAACCGACAACGACATCATGGAAGTGCTGAAAAGACTGGAGGAGTTTTAAGCCATGAGAAAACCCAACAACTACGACAACGTGGCCGCTTCGCTCAACTTTGAGCCCCTCGCCCTGGGAGGGCATCCGTGCATTATAAAGGGCGTGGAAGAAACAAAGAGCAGGGCTGGTAAGGACATGCTTAAGGTGGCCCTGGACATCGCCGCCCCCGATCCGCAGGCTGGCTATTTCGCGGAGAAGTTCGCAAGCGACGACCGGCCGGAGAAGAAGTGGCCGTGCGTGACATACGTCGTGACTGAGGACAAGGACGGCAACGCCAGCAGGAACCTCGCCCAGTTCGTGACGTCCGTGGAAGAGTCGAACAGCGGCTTTCAGTTCCCCTGGGACAACGTCGCCCTGCTGAAGGGCAAGCGGGTTGGCGGCGTCTTCGGCCAGGAGGAGTATAAGAACAGCAAGGGAGAAATCAAAAAGAGCACCAAGCTCTTCTGGTTCCGCTCCGTGGACAAGGCGAAGGACGCGGCTGTGCCCAAGCTCAAGGAGCTCAAGGCAGGCACGAGCCCCGCGAAGCCTGCGGGCTGGGCAGATATAAGTGCGGACGACATCCCGTTCTGACAATGACAGACCACGTTGCATTTTCAAAAGCGTTCATAACAAGTGACGACTTCGTCACCCTTCCGGTAGAGGCGAGGTGTCTGTACTTCGAGGTGTGTATGAACGCAAGGCCTAAAGGTGTCTCGTGCAACGCACGATCCACCGCGAAATGTGGCGGCATACCAGAGAAATATCTGTGGGTTCTTGTCAAGAAGGGATTCCTCCGTGAAATAGAAGACGGCCATTTTCAGATAGTTCACTGGTATGAAAACAACGGGATTGGTGAGACGGCAAAGAAACGGAACAATTACCCGTACAGGGTGTGGCGTGAACAGGTCCTTGAGAGAGACGGCTTCGCCTGTGTGAATTGTGGGGCAACAAACAACCTGCATGCCCATCACATAAAGCCGTTTGCCAAGTTCGAGGAGTGCCGCTTGGATATAGACAACGGAATTACGCTTTGTCGGAAATGCCATGCGGCGCTCCACAGGGAGCAAAGAAGGAAGGAGAAAGAAGAGTGTCTGAAAAACGATACTATTGGTTGAAGTTCAAAGAAGACTTCTTCGACAGCAAGCGGATCAAGAAGCTGCGGAAGATGGCCGGAGGCGACACCTACGTCATCATCTACCTGAAGATGCAGCTCAAGGCCCTGCGGACGGACGGCGTGCTTGAGTTCACAGGGGTGGAGAACGACTTCGCGGACGAGCTGGCGCTTGACATAGACGAGAGCCCAGACGACGTCCGCGTCGTCCTCACCTTCCTCCTCACCTACGGAATGTGTGAGTGCTCAGACAATGTGCACTACTATCTGCCATACGTGATCGAAAACACGGGGAGCGAAACAGCAGCAACGCAACGGGTCAGAGACTTCCGCGAACGGCAGAAAGCGTTACATTGTAACGCCAATGAAACGCAAGTGAAACGCATCGGTAACGTAGAGAAAGAGATAGAGAAAGAGAAAGAGATAGAGATAGATACACCTAAAGGTGTATGTAGTCGCTTCGCTCCGCCCACCCTCGAAGAGGTGAAGGCGTACTGTCAGGAACGGGGGAACAAGGTTGACGCTGAGCGCTTCATCGACTTCTACGAGAGCAAGGGCTGGATGATCGGCAAAAACAAGATGAAGAGCTGGAAGGCGGCGGTCCGTACCTGGGAGCGTGAGAGCGCAGGGGCAGAGCCTCGGCGGCGTGACCGTAACACGCTGAAGAACTACGACGAGACACAGCGGGCCGTCACGGACGTCGAGCTGGATTTGGAGGAGCTATGAACATTGAGCAGAGGACTGAATACATGAAGCAACAGCGTTCCAAGAGACGGTGCATCTTCCGTGTGAAGGAAACCACGGGGCTTGTCAACAAGAACAACTTCTGTAAGGTCACGCTGTACGAGCAGTGCAGACCCGACTGCTGCCCCTGGTACAAGAGCCGCGAAATGATCGAGGAGAGCTACGAGCGGGCGGCTGAGCACCACTACAAGACCACGGGCATGAACGACTACTACCAGCGAGGGTACGCCCCGCTGCACAAGGAAGCTGAGGAGGACGAAGGATGCTGACCCACCTTTCCCTGTTCAGCGGCATTGGAGGGTTAGACCTTGCTGCCGAGTGGGCAGGCTTTCGGACGGTTGGCCAGTGCGAGTGGGCAGACTACCCGACGAAGATCCTCGAAAAGCATTGGCCCGACGTGCCGAGGTGGAGAGACATTCGGACTCTGACAAAGGAGAGTTTCTATGAGCGGACAGGCTTACGAACAGTTGACGTTGTTTCCGGAGGGTTCCCGTGCCAGCCGTTCAGTGTCGCTGGGAAGCATGGAGGCCAGGATGATGACCGTTACCTCTGGCCGGAGATGCTACGAGTTATACGGGAGCTCAGCCCGATGTGGGTCGTTGGTGAGAATGTGCCTGGAATCGTCAATCTGGCACTCGACCAGGTGCTTTCTGACCTGGAAGGCGAAGGCTACGAAGCACAACCGTTTATTGTTCCAGCTTGCGGTGTCGATGCCCCGCACAAGCGAGAGCGGGTCTGTATTCTGGCCCACGCCCTCGACGGGGGCCGCGCTATGCGGCGGCACAGGGAGCTTCAAGACGCTGGAACGGATGGCGGCGAGAGGGTTGATAACCGAGGAGGAGCGCCGACAGCTCTCTCAGGGGAACGGAGGCAGGACGAACCCAGGGCTTCTGGAATGGCTGATGGGCTACGAGCTTCAATTCACGAAGCTGATCCCGACGCCGACGGCGACAGACTACAGAGGGGGATGCCTGAGCAGGTATTGGACGAGCCGTTCACAGACTGTTCATGCAGAGAGAGAGAGGCGGGGCTACGACGGACTGCTTCGCAGTTTAGCGGAGGTCACTCCCCTTGGGAGAATTGGCTACCTGAACCCAGCGTGGGTCGAGTGGTTGATGGGGTACCCAATCGGGTGGACAGAATAAAATGCCTCGGCAACGCCGTTGTGCCGCAACAGTTCTACATCTTTTTCAAGCTCATAGCAGATATCGAGAAAGGAGAAACAAAGTGAAAGGCACCATCGAGAACTACATCCCCAAGGGGCGTGACAACAAAATCTCCCGCGAGAGCCTGGTGCTGTGCACGGGGCTGACCGACCGGAACGTAAGGCGGCTCATCAGCGAGGCACGGGCAGATGGATATGCTATTGTGGGCGACCCGAACGGGGGATACTACATGGCAGAGACAGAGGCAGACTATGACCTTCTCCTCGGAGAACTCATGAGCCGAGCCAAGAAACTGATTGACTGCTACAAGCAGATATATGTCTGCAAGCAGCTCAAGAAAGCCGTGTGGGACGCCGTCGTGGGGGAATCCAATGAAAGTGCTACTTGAAGACACTCGCAATCCTGAGAGCAAGCACCGGAACGTGCACAGGTGGGCCGAGGAGAACGGCGTGGAGATCATCCGGACGAAGCTCCTCGTCGGGGACTACACTCTGCCAACAGACCAGTCCACCTGTGTGGACACGAAGAACACGCTTCAGGAGGTCTACTCGAATCTCGTGCAGGACCACGAGCGATTCAGGGCAGAGTGCGAGCTGGCGCAGGCGGCGGGCATCCGGCTGGTCATCCTCGTCGAGGGGGAGGGCTGGGCAAAGGCCGTGGAGGACGTGAAGCTCTGGAGGAACAAGCGCAGGGAGAACTGGTTCCGCATCCACGCGGCACACTCGGCAGGCAAGCTCCTGAAGGTGAAGCTCCCGAAGGCGCCCCCGCTGGGGTCCGACAGGCTCTCCCAGATGATGCAGACGAT